GGGTAAACAGGGGTACGTAATAGACTAGATTCCGTATTGCTCGTCTTCGTCTTCGTCATCATCCCTAACGCCAAAACCTTTGACGAGAGCTTCTAAGTCTGAAACTAGCTTGGCAGCGTCTTGATGCTTTTCTGGGGTCCCAGTGGCGTGAGTTTCAACGCTATCGTCTCCGACTGCCTCTCCCTCCTCTTCCGGCTGAGCCTCTCCCATTTCCGGCTCCATCCCTTCTTCGTCTTCCATGTTTTCGCTTTCTTCCTCGTCTGACGCGTCAAAAACTTCTTCGTCTGGGGGGATATCGCCTTCCATTTCTTCTTCCGGAATTTCTTCTTCCGTTTCAGGTTCAACTCCTTCTTCTCCCTCAATCCCTTCTTCCCCCATTTCATCTCCCATGCCACCTCCTGCGTCCATGTCATCTCCACCTAGGAGAGTTTTTAACGCCCCCAAATCTCTTGTAAGACGTGGCATGTCAATATAATTAATTAAAAGATTTTCTTGGATTATGTCAATTTTAGCGCTTTCAAGAATGTCGTAAATATAGTCATTAACAGCCAGGACATCAACTCCGCCTTTCTTGGACACAAACCTGGAAAACTCTTTCAAGACATCATTTAAAACTCCGCCATCTTCATTAACCAAAGACAAAACTTCAAAAAATACGGATTGTGTTTTTGCTAGGTTGCTAAAGGTTGGTACGAATTTTAGATTATGTATATTGATTCCATATTTTTCATCTAAAATACTAACTAATTCCTTTTTAACAGGTTTTTTGGCTTCAAATAATTTTTTTGTAAACTCTTTAATATCTTTCTTAGAAATAACATCCGTAGAGTTTACTTCATATACTGATGTTAATATACTGTTAATGTCCGCTTTCGAAGAAAAAGCAAAATATGGAATCTCTTTTATTACTTCAGAGAGAGATTCGAAAACAACCTCATCTGTAGAGTAAATTAATGAGGCAAGATTTTGTATCTTATCGTTTGTCATCCAAATATTTGAAAACGATTCCTTGGCTTCTATAAGTTCTTGTCTTACTAGTTCTTGCTGACAAATAGTTTCATACAAGTGCTTGTTGCCTCCAAGGGGAACGTTAAAATACGGAGATTCTTCAAGCAGTTCGTAAGAAATTTTTTCCGTTTCAAACGCTGTGTGTATAGCATTACAAATTTTAACACTATTAAGAATGTCCTTATTGTCTAGAACCTCTTTAGAATTTTCCTTTAAGAAGTTTACAACCATTGGTTTAACTTCCTGAAGTTTTAGGAACGATTCAGAATCTACAATATCAGTTTTTCCTCTAAAAGAATCTAAAAGTGTTTCAATTTTTTCTTTATTAGATTCAATTTTGGCTCTATCCTCAAATAATGAGATTATATCATCAAAAGTTACGTCTACTTTGTCATATTGATCTTTACGAAGAGAAACTACAAAACTATCAATAGTAGAGTTTATATTGTTGTCCATTTTCTCTGGAGACACATAATCTTCTACACTTTCAATTACAATATTAGTAAAGTACAGTTTGTCTTTATTTTGCTCGTAATTGCAAGATATAATAGTATTTTTCTCTGACAGGAACATCACAGACTTTTCTATTGAATCTACAGAGTAAACTCTTAAATTTTCTCTGAGACTACGACTAAGGTAGTCTGCACCCTTATGCAGGTTTGTAAGATCTTTGTTTCTATGCTCTAACATAATGTTTTATCCTATTTTATATACGCCTATAGTTTATTAATCTGGTCATAAAATTTGTTGTAATCATCTAGTAGGCGGTGGTTCTTCTTGTGGAGGCCCCTCGCCTTCTTGAGTTACCCCGTCTTCTTCTACTGGAGGCTCTTCTCCCGGCATGCCTGGAGCTCCCCCCATAGCCATCTCTTGTTCTTCCGCCATAGCTTGCTGCTGCTCTTCCATCTGATCTTTTATTTTGGAGGCAATATCTTCTATCTCCATGTCGTTCATTTGGTAATAATTTTTATACAACCATTCATCCGGGAACAGTTGCAACCCCTTAACAGCTTGAACAACGCGAGTCTTCTGTTCGTCTAATTCCAGTCTACGTTTTTCGAACATGTCAGATGGAGGGCACAGAGACACTTCAACTTTATTAATTGCGGCTATTGGGTAGTTTTTAAGCTTTAAGTGCCTGTGAACTAAAATGTTTAGGCCGATTTCAACCTCTCTTTGCAGTCTTGTAACAGCTCTTGCGAATTTTACATCCAGTTGAGACAAGTTAGCTTTTCTTTCAGGAGAATTGTCCTTTTCAACAATATAATCTTTTGGAACCTTTAAAGCTGCAAGTAACTTATCCCTAAAATACTTAACATCATCAACCTCTCCAAGATTTTGTGCACCAGGAAGCGTTTCAATTTTCGTTCCGCTGTTTGCTCTTGTTGGTACAAAGTAATCTTCTTCTGTTGACAGAGGATTGTATCTTTCGTTAATTGTGCCTGTGTTCTGATCCCAAAACTTTTCTTTCTTGAACTTTTGTTTTAGGCGCTCCATGTACATTTCAACTTTAGATGTTGGCAGGTTTCCCACGTCAACATAGAAAACTCTTCTTTCTGGGGCTCTTGCCAGCCTATAGATTAGCATGGCATCTTCCATAACAATAAGGGACTTCCACGCTCTAACACCTGGGGACAATATAGATTTTCCGTAAGGGTAGAAGTTTGGGTCAGAATTATGAATTCTAAAATGGACAATTTGCTCTTTGTCTAGTTTTATAAATTTTCCAGACGTACCTTGTAAGTTGGTATCCATGAACGAGGCGGATTGCTGAGGTACCTCTTGCAAGAATTCTCTCAAATATCCATATTTATTCTCAATTCTAAGTAGAAAATTAGGATTTAACACCTTAATTCTTTGAATGCCAGCGTTTGTATTGTTGAGGTCTATTATATTTTCGATAAAACAGTCTCCATACTTTGCCACGTTTCGTACAATGTCCCAAACAAACTCTCTCATTCTAATTGTCTTTAGAAAAGAGTCTACTTCACTTTTAATTGTATTGTTATCTGTGCTTATCTCAAATATTAAACCTGTAATATTCTTTTGTGTGGAGTCGTCACCGTAAATATCTAAAGCAGCTCCAATCTCTGGGTAGTCGTCCATCTTTTCATATTCTTTATAACGACGTCTCCTATCGTACTCTACAGGTGGGATCTTTGTTATCCCTCTGTTCATTCCAAACCCAGGGACGCCACCAAAAGTATCTGAAACTTTTATAGTGTCTCCAGCTAGTTTATCTTCTTTTGCTGGTTTTCTTCCTCTACCTGTAGCAAAAAATTTACTGAAGAATGCTGAGAGTTTGCTTGCAGGTCTCCCTGACATATTATCCTTTGGAGGTGGAAAGGACGTATAATTTTCTTCTAGTAAGTCGTCTTCTATGTTATCAGCCACGAAATATCCTCATCGTTATTGTCATTATTAGATACGTGTATTGGAATCTTAAATGTGTCATTATTTAGACTATTTTTCTTCTTAGCCTCGCTTCTTTCAATAGGAGTTATTGGGGAGTTGTTGAGTATTTCTTCCATACACAAACACGTTAAAGCTAAACCCATTGTTAAATCATCATTATAGCTCTCATCTGCTTCTATTTTCCCATTTTCTGTAATAATAAATGTAAGCAACTCATCAACAGTTCGTTCTGAGTTTATATCCACCTTAGAAGATCTTAAATATTCTTCTAATGTGGCAAGTACAACTTCTCTTGATTTTGTTGTTATTTGGATTCCAAATTCTTGTTTCTCATCCATCCATAAATTCTCATATTCAAATCGTTCAAACAAATCTTGAATTAAAGCTACTCCAAGGCCGTTGCGTTCAATAATAACATGGGCTAGATTGTACTTATTGCCTTCTGTGCTTATTATCTTTGCAAAAGCACTTAAAGATGTTCTGTTTGAATAAAATTCTGCTACCTGCTCCCCAGTGTAGACATTAATTACATGAAAAGCTGAGTAATCCCTGTCCCTCCCAAACGAAGAATCTACCCCTATAGCGTATGTGTGATAGGGATCTGGTTCTTTCCATACTCTCATAGCATTTGAGTACTTTAGACGATATTCATTATTGGTATTTTCTTTTAAACGTTTTAAAGTGTGCCTGTCGATAAAAGTATCTCCAGTACCCAAAAACTCGCAACAATACTCTTGAAGCCACATTCGTTCACCCACCATGGGACGATGTTCTTCTGCCCACTTATCTGTATACTCCGGGTGCTCTTTCCAGTGTAAGTCTACGATGTTAAAATTATTTGATTTAGTTTGAGCATCCCTATACAGTTCGTAATACAGATTAGACATCCCGTTTACTGTAGAAATCATTGTAACTTTACCACCGGTGGAAATTACCGGATAGATTGCAGCCCAAAATTCTCTCATTTTATCAATAAAAGCAGCTTCATCAACCATTAAATGAGAAGCAGCCTCACCCCTACCAGCACCAGCAGGCTGTGATTTTATTCTGCTATCAGTGCTCAGATGTAATGTATGTTTGTTTTTTTCTTTAATAGCAGGTTTTAGCCACATAGGAAGATCTTCATACATCATCATAACTCTTCTCAGGAAAGCTGTTGATTCACGATCTCCAATAGAGACTACCATCACATAATGATTTTTCTTAAAAATTATAGACCATAGGGAGTATGCAGCGCATAAGGTTGTAATTCCTGCCTGTCTAAACTTTCTAATTATATTAAATCTGTTGTCTACTACCTCATTAACAATTCTTGTCTGAAATCTGTACAAATCGAAGGGGATTATGCCTTTAATAGGATGCTCAATGTATACATAATTTTTAATGAAGTATACGGGGTCCTTAGAGCATTTGTCGAGCTCCTCAATGATTTGTTTCTTACTTAGAGCCATAATCTTATTAAAGTCTTATAATTTATATAGAAAATGAAAAAATTTGTATTTATACCTTCCAGAGAAGATTCTCTTTCTGCCGCCCTTACCAACTTTTTTAAAAGAGCTGGATTCACGATAAATCTTCTTTCGAAGTGTTCTTCTATTTTTGAGGCGTTTAGCAAAGGAATTTCCGATAATAATGTAAAAGCTGAAGACATTGTTATATTTTGCCATGACGATATTGAAATACTAACGAACACTGAAGATTTTAATTTATTCATAGAAAACGAACTAGACAAAGAGGATACTGGATTTTTGGGCGTAGCAGGAACCAAATTATTAAAACAGTCTGCGGTGTGGTGGGAGGACGTCAATAAACCTCCTGGTCCTTTAAACCCTCTAACAGGCTCTGTTTTCCACGGTACCAAGCTTTCAATGAGTTTTAACTATTATGGACAATTTGGTGAGGCCGTTGTTTTGGACGGTCTATTCCTGTGTGCGAAGGGAAAAACGTTAAACACAATAAATTTAAAAAAACCATCTGTATTTTCTGGGGATTGGGACTTCTACGACATATACTATACAACTCAGACACATTTAAAGGGTCTTAAAAATAAAACAATACCAATACAAATCGTTCACCAGTCCATAGGTGAGTTAGCGGGAAGAGAGTCTTGGCATGCCAACAGAGAGGCATATATTAGAAAATACTTCGACAAACTTCCTCTATCCGTCGTCACTTAAAATATTCCAT